CGCCAGGAAAACATAAATTATCAAAGTATTATCACTTATAGTGTTTATTGACCCAGACGGGTTTCCAGTCAACTTCATTATAACTTCAGATAAAGATTCCAAAACACTTATAACTATATTTTTATAATAGTGCATTACACGAACATAGTTTTCTGGTGTTCTCAATTCACTCCTCAAACAACGAAATCTAAATCTGGCAATACTGAACATAACAAGAATAAATATTCTTGAGTCAAATTTCTCAGCATCCATATCAAACCCGTCTTCAAACTTTGATAATTTAGTATACAAGTCATTCCATCCTCCATAAAAAGGGCACAAACCCACAGTGGAGGCTGTCTTCAAGTGCGAATCATAAAATTTATTGTTCATATCGTAAAATAAACGGTTGCCTAAAACTGCAGCCTCAAATGGAGTCGCCATAAAAACACGCATATCCTTTCCTTTCTTTCGAACTTCTTCTTTCAACGAATTAGTCCAAACAAAATAGTAATCATCTTTCAACAATGTGGACCATAGCTCTTCGAAATGAGCTGGTAATTCAGGATATGTTTCCAAAGCCTCACGCTTTGTTTTGCAATTTACATTTAAAAAACAACCTGGTGATGTTGTTAGATCCAATGTTTGTAGGCTTTCATCATTACTCAAGATTATTGAATCACTCATGTACAATGAAAAATGTGCATCCAAAAAAGAAATGGCTTGTTCAAAAGCTAACTCATCAACTTGGGGTTGCACTTGTGCATATTTGTTCAAACCTACAATAGCTGCATTCGGATTAGGTGATGGTAAAGTAAAACTAGTTTCTAGCGGTAAATCATTTTCAATTTGAAAACTATTTATACACAAATCTAATTTCCTCTGGTTCTTTAAAAATTTTTTCTTTTTAATTTTTCCAATTTTTGGGAAATAACCCAATTGGAATTTGGAAGGTGTTGTATCTTCCTCTATTTCATAATTGAATAAGTATTTATTCAAGATTTCAACAGAAGGAAGTATAAACCCCAACCCAGCAGACTCTACAGCTGAGTTGGGGATGTCCCATTTAAATTAAGAGACAT